ACCTCTGCATCCTGAAGTGATGCGTGCCCTGCGTGCTGGTGACCTGAATGGGGCGCTGGACTCGCTGGCCAAGCACATGGGTGGCCGCAACGCCAAGATCGCACAGGCGCTCAAGAACGCACTGCCCGGGGTCAATGTCGAATTCGTCAAAGACCTCAAGACTTCTGAGGGTCGCCCACTGGCTGGCGAGTACGACACCAAGACCAACACCATCAGGCTCGATGCCACCGAGGGTGCCAACGCACACGCCCTGCTCCACGAGGCTACTCACGCGGCGGCGCTGAAGACACTCACCAATAAATCTCACCCGATGACGCGCCAACTCAATGAGTTGTTCGCGGCAGTCAAGGATTCGCTCGACGGTGCATACGGTGCGAAGTCAGTGGATGAGTTTGTTTCTGAGGCATTCAGCAACCCCGACTTCCAGCAACGGCTGGCACAGATCAACCCCAAGGGTGAACCGATCAGCGCACTGCGCCGATTCTTCAACGCTGTGGGGAACCTGTTGCGCCGCATGGTGGGTATGTCGCCCAAGGGTCTGGACTCCGCGCTCGACTCGGCTGACGTGCTGATCGGCAACATCCTTGCACCGGGCATGTCGGCCATGGGCAACGGCACCCTGTACCAAGCCTCCGTGCTGGGCACCGGCAAGGACGTGTTCAAGGCGCTCGACAACAAGATCATCAAGATGCCCGGCATGGACAATCAGTTCATCGGTGGCATCTACGAAGTCTTGCGTGAGAAGATTCCGAACGTCACCAAGATGGTGATCCTGCGCAGCCTGCCGCTGAACGCCTTGACCGAGGTTGCCTCCAAAGACATCCCGATGGCCCAGCAACTCGACACACTGGAAAAGCAGTGGGGCGGTGCAATCGACGAGCGTCGTCGTGCAGTGGATGCCACGTACCAGCGCATCCAGAAGTGGCTCAAGGGCAACCCTGACAAGGAGACCCTGCTCAACGACGTGATCGCCAAGTCCACCCGCGAGGAAGTTGACCCCAGCAAACCCATCGGTGAGTACAAGGGCAAGACCTCCAAGAGTGGTGCAGACAAGCAAGCCATCTGGAAAGAACTTGAGGCGAAGTGGAGCCAACTCGGCCCCGAGGGGCAGGCCATCTACAACCAGATGCGCGACTCCTACGCCGAGTCCCATGAGAAGTTACTCGACCTGCTGTTCAACCGCATCGACGCCTCGGTTGCTGACGCTGCTGAAGCCAAGAACCTGAAGACCGAAATCTACAAGCGACTGGCCGTCAAGGGCAAGATCGAGCCGTACTTCCCGCTGATGCGTCAGGGCGACTACTGGGTGACGTTCAACGCCAAGGGCCCCGAGGGCAACTTGGAATACTTCAAGATGGCGTTCCAAACCTCGGTCGAACGTGACCGTGCCATTCGTGCACTCAAGGCCGATCCTGACGTGGATGTGAAGTCGGTGGAGAAGTCCTCGCCAACATCCAAGCGCAACTACAAGTCGGCACCCCCAACCTCGTTCGTGAACAACATCCTGCGCGTGCTGGAAGCCAACAAGGTAGATGGTGCAGTGACCGACGACATCATGCGGGTGTTCCTCGACACACTGCCCGAGTCCTCGTTTGCGCAAGCATTCCGGTCGCGTATGGGCACGCTCGGCTTCGACACCGATGCCACACAGGTGTTCTACACCAAGTCGATCAGCATGGCACATCAACTGGGCAACCTTGAGTACGGTGCCAAGATGTACAAGTTACGTGACGAGATGGAAGAACACGTCAACACGAAGGCCCGGACGGAAGAAGCACGGATGCTGTTCGACACGCTCGACCGACACATCCAGACGATGGTGGCCCCGGACATTGCACCGTGGTCAAAGGTCGCCACGTCCACCGCATTCGGCTTCACGCTGGGCTTCAACATCTCCTCGGCACTGGTCAACACGACACAGTTGCCCATGGTGGTGATGCCTTATCTCGGCGGCAAGTACGGATTCACCGATGCGAACAAAGCGATTGGCTTCGCAACCCGTGCGTTCTTTGGCAGTGGCCTCAAACGCAAAGCCGAGATGACTGGCTCCAAGGAGACCGTGGAACTCAAGGCCGGGTACTCGCTCGACAACTACGACTTCGACGCCAAAGACGTGCCGCAGGACATCAAAGACTTGCGCGAACTGGCCGAGATTTCCAGCAAGTACGGCCTCCTCAGCCGCTCCGTGGCTGGTGACATCTTGGAGATGAACAAGGACGACTCGGTGCTGACCCGCATCAACAACTGGTCGGGCTTTGTGTTCCACCACGGCGAACGCATGAACCGTCAGGTGTCCCTGATCTCGGCGTACAAGTTGGAACTCGACCGGATGCGCAAAGATGGCAAGAAGGAGTTGACCACTGAGGATCGCCAAGCGGCGGCTCAGGAGGCCATCCGTGTCACAGAACTGCTCAACGGCGGTGCCTCGGCCAACAGTGCACCCTTGCTGGCGAAGAACTCGCTGGGCAAGATCGTGTTCATGTACAAGCGCTACGGCGTGTCGATGTACTACATGCTGTTCAAGACCACACGTGATGCGATGTCAGCCGAAGACCCACAAGTCCGCGCAGCCGCCAAGCGCCAGATCGCTGGTGTGTATGCCACCTCGGCACTGCTGGCAGGGGTGCAGGGCATCCCGATGTTCGGTATCGCCGCCGCGATGTACAACCTGTTCGGCAAGGACGATGACGAGGATGACTTCGAGACCGCCGCCCGGAAGTACATGGGCGAGGGCATGTTCAACGGCGCACTCAACTACCTGACTGGCACCGCAGTGGCCAACCGTATCGGCCTGACCGACTTGCTCTTGCACAGCACCGGCTACCGTGACCAAGACAACGCCGTGCTCAGTTTCTTGCAACTCGCTGGTGGCCCGGTCTACGGCGTAGCCGACCGTCTGGTGCGTGGTGGCAAGATGATCATGGACGGGGAAGTCCAGCGCGGTATGGAGCAGGTGATGCCTGCGGCCTTCGGCAACGTCGCCAAGGGCTACCGCTTCGCCACCGAGGGTGCCAACACCCTGCGAGGTGACCCTATCGTCGGAGAGATCGGCCCCATGCACTCGCTGGCGCAGGCGTTTGGTTTTGCCCCTGCCGAGTACAGCCGTCAGTTGGAGATCAACGCCTCGCTGAAGAACGTCGAGCGTCGGGTGCTGGAAGATCGCACCAACCTCCTGCGCAAATACTACATCGCCATGCGTTCGGGCGACGGGGACGATGCACGTGGCTACCTCAAAGACCTGCTGGAACTGGGCCGGAAACACCCCGGATTGGTGACCCCGGAGACCATCCAGCGGTCGATGAAGCAGCACATGCGGACTTCTGCCACCATGTATCACGGCATCACCCTGAACAAGTTGATGCGTGCGGAACTGCTCAGGAACGCCGCAGAGTTCGATGAGGGCCTTAACCTCGGCGACGAGGAATGAAAAAACCCCCCGGCTTTTGACCGGGGGGTATAACTTCCTCAGGAGAAACGAGACGACAGGCAACCTGTCAGGGGAAATGCTATCACAGCACGCGCCAAAAGCGTACCCCCCAGCGGCCACCCTCGATGCAAATCCGTGAGTCCCACACCCAATCGTTCATCTGAGCGACCTCATTGAACTGCCGCACGCACTCCAGCGTGTTGATGCACGGGACGAACACCGATGCTCCGGGTACGAACTTATCCCACGACACCCGGACAGTCACACCGTCCGGGGCGAGGTCGTCATTCCTGATCCTGTTTCTGAAGGATCGCGGCGGTTGTAGCCAGAGTTTGCTCAGTTTCATCGTCCATGAACTCCGTGCAGTCGATCACAAGTACATCAGCCGGTGGCAAGTTCATGTGGGTGCCTTTGGACAGACGCATCTTGTGCTTGGTAGCCTTGGTGCGCCCAGCCTTGAGTCCTTCGACAAACCCGCCGTAGTTGATCTGCTGTTGGCCGCACCACTCTTTCAAGGGCTTGGGCAGCAGGTACAACTTCTTGATGTCGTACTCATAGCGTGCGACGAACTGACTGCTTCGCATCGCCTCGGCGGGTTGGATGATGGTCTCAAACGAGGGGGCCTTGCGTGCGTCGTCGGTGGACTTGATGCGCAGGATGCCGCTGTAGTGCTCGGCCAAGTAATCCGTCAGGATCGCTTCGACATCCGTGTTCATCTCATGCACCATAACGTGTGCACCTTGCATCGCCTTGACTGCCCACGCCACGATAGGGCCGATCTGCCAGTCGATCAGGCCAGCCTTCTTTGCCACCAGCAAGCCGGTGATGGTGCGAGACACCATCGCAGACCAGAAGCGGTTCTCGGCGGTCAGACTGGCCGCGATGTCAATCTTCTGCTGAGTTGTATTGGCGAGTTCCTTGACCGACTCCAGATTGCTCATCACGTACTGGAGGTACGGCACCCCGGCGTGGCCGAAGTTCTCTTTCACCGCCGTGGCAAACTCATCGGTCTCGGACTTGCTGGCGAACTCCAAACGCTCGGCTCGGTATTCCAGAATCCGCTGGGCTTCGGCCTTGGGGAGTGCCTTGTACAGCGAGATGCGCTCGATCATCGACGTGTTGCCGGTGGTGCCGAACATCGTCTTCCATGGCTTGCCGCGCACGCGCTCGACGTTGCCCTTGGGCCCCATGCGGTTGCGTTGCAGACCACTGGGAAGTTGGTATGCCCAGTCCGACAGGTCTTGCGGCTTGGTGTTGGTCAACTCGTCCATGTAGCAGACGATGTTCTTGTACACCTCGGCACGGTTCATCTTGGAGTTGAACGTGTCACGCTCTTGCATCATGAGCAGGTCAGGGTCACCCCAGATCGAGGCACCTGCCAGCATGCCCGTGGTCTTGCCCAGCCCCGACTCCTTGGAGTACAGGTGGAAGGCGGCGGCGTTGATTGGCTGAAACTCCATGAGCACTGCGCCGAATGCGAGGCCGACCATGAACTGATGCGGCTCCATACCCGGGCGGTTGTAGAACCTCATGGTCTCCTTCCAGCCGTCGAGCGTGCCCTTGGGTTGGAAGTAAGGGAACAGGCCAACCGTTGCACCCGACGGGGCGTTGACCTCGACTCGATCTTTGAACACCATCATGTTGCCCAGCGCGAACGCTGTGCCGGTGTCATCAATCCAGCCAAACTGCCGTTGGGCTTCTTCGGCCTCGGCTTGGAACTGCAATTCGTTTACCCATCTCATTGTGTAATCCATCAAGTCTGTGACGTTCAAAACTGCCACGCCGTGCATGGCGAGGCTCTTGCGGAACTCGTCCTTGGAACCCACAGAAGTCAGCGGCACCGTGAACTCGCGCACACCATCCTTGGGGAGGTGCAAGCGCATCACCAGCGATTCGCCAATCTCGGGGTCTTTGAGGCGACGCACCACGTACAGGTCGTTGAAGTACACCAACTTGTCCTTGGACTTCTCCTCGTCTACTTCGCCGTCTTCCTTGATGACTTTCTCGCCGCGCTTGAACACGCCGCCTGACTTGCCACGGAAGAACGGGCTTGGGTACTTGGGGATGACGTACTGGATCGGCACCGCATCAGTCACGCCGAGCGGTTTCTGCACGACGATGTTGTCTTCCTCGGTGGCCTCCTCGACCTCGCGGCCAAGGCTTATGGGTGACTTGATCTTGCCCCAGTGCTGGCACCCCGGGCATACTCCGGGCTTGTACTCATCAAACCGTTCGCACAGGTATGGGCCCTTGATGTGGCTGACCTTCTCCTCGGTGGCATCGTGCGAGTAGTTCGGGTGCCGCTCAGAGATGCGGTGGATGGCCTTGCCACCATCAGAGCAAAACTTCGCAATGGACAGACCCGCACGCCACAGCGGCTCGGTCAGGTTCTCCTGATCCTTGACGATACCGGCCAGTTGGGCGCACCCCTTGCCAGCGACCGTCTTCATCATGATGGTCTTGAACTTACTGACGATACTGCCCGACAGGGCTTGCATCATCGCGTCGGCCTCGCGTGGCACGTACTTCCTTGGGGTCTCCAAGAAGTTGCCAACGTCCTCACCGATCAGGGCAGAGAACGCTTCAAAGGTCACAACGTCGCCGATTTCACCGACCACCTTGACCTCGGTGGGAGGCTCGTCCTTGTGGTTGTGCGTGCTCGGTATGCGTAGCACCCGGGCGGCGTCAGCCGTCACCACGGGATCAGCATGGAGCCCGTTGCGTTTGCACAGCGCCTTGAGGCGTTCAGCCACAGGGTGCCATGTTTCACGTGAAACCGGGGCATCGAGCCGCCAGTACACATGGATGCCACGCCCTGAATTGATCAGGGTCGGGCGAGGTAGTTTGGACTTCTTGCAGAACGAGCGCAGTGCAGTCAGCGCATCCGTCTGAGTCAGATAGTCCTTTGTCGGCCCACAGTCGAGGTCGAGGAAAAATGCCTTGAGTTGTTGTACATGGTTGGCTACCCGAGAACCGGAGTCATCGAATGTGCCAAGTGCAAAGTACGCATCGTATCCTTCACCGTCTAAGTTGTGGGCCGCATGGATGAGAGCATCAATGGTGGGATAAAACTTCTGCACCTTGCGGCCATCGGAAATCCGATTGGCCCACACACAGTACATACCGCCGTCTCCCAGCACCGCCTCCAAAAATGTTTTTGTGTCCATAGCCGCCGTTCGTTGGTGTGAGAGTGGTAACTGAAAAAGAAGGGGTGGGGAGCGACCCCACCCCGAACTGGACTTCAGTCGTCCCACTCTCCAACGATGTCGGACAGGTCGGCCTTCTCGGTAGCCTCAGCAGGAGTGGCCGTTTTCTTGACCACTTTCTTGGGCTCCTCGACGACTTCGGCTTCCACCTTCTCAGCCTTGGGCTCGGCCTTGGCTTCAGGTTTCGGCTCAGTCTTCAGCGCGTTCTTCGCAGTCGGGGCAGGGGCCGGTGCAGACTCCTCACCTTCGGCTTGATCCATCTGGCTCACCGTCATGGTGATGGCCTTGGTTGTATCGGGATGGTCACGCAGTGCCAACACAGTCTTGAGTTCGCCTTCGTTCAGCGGACGCAGGGGCTTGAACACCAACTTCATCTGGCCAGCGGGGTCAAAGCGCACCTCGGTCACCACGGAGATGACGTGGGTGTTGTGTGCCTTGAGGTAGCGACCGTAGGCTTGCAGTGGCATCTTCTGGCCGTCAGCGTCACCGAACACGGAGGTTGCAGGCAGGTTGAGTTGATACACCTTGTCGTCCACACCACCATCGCTGGCCAGCACGATGGCAACACGTTGGGCGTAGCGGCATGCGCGGCCATCGCCTTGGGCGGCAGAACCCTTGATGTTCTGAGGGCAGTCCTTGCAGAACTTGGCTTGGCGCTGATCTTCGGGCACAGCGGCGTCGGGGCTCTGGGTGTCGCTCGACCAGCAGGTGGGCTTGGCCTTCTGGCCCTTGACGTAGGTGCCAGCGTAGAAGGTGCGGGACACAGCGGCGGCGTTGACGATCACGATCTGCATCGCACGATCTTCAGACACACGCACTTCCTTGCCACCGATGATTTCGCGGAACACGTTACCTTCGATGCTGATGCGGCGGTTGCCACCCGAACCGGCAATCTTCTCGGTCAGGTTGTCTTCGAGGCCCTGCAAGAGTGCGAGGGCAGAGGCGGATTGGTTACCAAACAGGGTCATTTCATTCGACATGTCGTTTCTCCTTAAATGTCTTTATCGGGGTTGAGGTCAAGTTCCAACTGCACAGGTGCGTCGGGTTCTTCGGGTTCGGGCTCGGTCTTTTCGGATTCGTCCTTGGGTGCGGAGGTCAGGGCTTCGACCACCTTAGAAACGCTGAATCGGTAGGTGTTGCCCACCTTGATGTACGTTTCCTTCGGGATCAGGCCCTGTCGCACCCATGCACGAACCGTAGAGATCGAGACCGTGAAGTGCTTTGCCAAATCTTCGATTGGCACAAACGGTTCGGTCATCATTTCTTCCTCACGGTGATGGTGTACTCGCTGTCCACGTTCAAGCCCGGGGGCAGCAAGTCGGGGTTGGCTTCCAAGAATTGCTTCGTGTTGCCTTGGTGCAGACGTTTCTCAAGGAGTTCAGGGACGTTGTGTTCGACCACAAACTTGCCCATGGATTCCCAGTCGCTCGTCCAATAGCGTGTTGTCACGCCACGATAGAACAGGCCCTCGCCAGTTCGCACCGACTCGACATTCTGCTCTTTGCAGTATTCCAGCAGTGCAGACTTGACCTTGGTCATCTGCTCCTTGAGTGCCTTCTCCTCGGCCTCGAAAGCGGCTTTCTTCTCCGAGAGGGTGGCATTCATCTTGAGATACACCTTGACCAGTTTTTCAACTGGTACGGTGGGTTTGCTTTCTTCTGTCATCTCGTTTCTCCTGTCGTTGTTGGGAAGTTAATTATAGTGGTGTTTTCTCCTTTATTCAAGCAAATCTTTGTAAAGATCAACAATTTTTGAGTGAACGTCGATTTTGTTATCGAGTAAGTTGTAAACGTGTCTTTCTACAGCCGAGCCAGCCAGTTGGACGACTGTCGATGGGTGGCGTTGGCCGCTTCGGTGCACCCGGGCGTTGGCCTGTGCGTAGGTCTCCAGCGAGGATGTCGGGCCCCACCAGACCACTGTGTTGGCCGCAGTGAGCGTCACGCCGTGCGCGGCAGACTGGGGCTGGATCACCAGCACCCTCGGCTCAGGATCGTTCTGGAAGGCCCGGAAGATTTCAGTGCGCTTGCCCACAGGCACATCCCCACTGATCACCTCGTTGGTGTACCCGTCCTCTGACAACTTCTGGGACAGGATGGCGATCACGTGCTTGAACGGTACGAAGATCAGCACCTTCTGGCTGGACTCCTCGATCACCTCGGTCAGCACGCTGTACCGCTTGCCGATGTCAAACTCTAAGGTCTCCCCGGTGTCGGAGTACACGGCACCACAACTGATCTGGAGCAACTTGGACATGTTCACGGCGGCATTGACCGACGTGATTTCCTCGCCGGAGGCTTGGATCACCATGCGCTTTTTCAGCAGGTCGTAGTACTTCTGCTGTTGCTTGGTCAATTCGACGTTGCGGCGCACGTAGGTCATCTCGGGCAGGTCAAGGCACTCGTCCTTGGTGTAGCGGATGGCCGGTTGCAGTGCGTTGTACACCGTCTGTGTTGCGTTCTCTTTGGGGAGCCAGCGGTAGTTCGACAACTTCACCATGACTTGATCACGGAAGGACGTGAAGAACTTGGGCACACCTTGGGGGTTGACCAACTTGGCCAGACCGTAGGCATCAAGGGGTGACTGGGCGGCAGGGGTGCCGGTCATCATCCAGAGCCACGTGTCAGGCTTGACCAGTGAGTTCAGCACCTTCCAGCGTTTGGTCATGCTGTTCTTGTAGGCGTTGGCCTCGTCCACCACGATCAGGTCAAAGCCGCCGCGCTCGATGTCATCGGCCACGATTTCCACACCGTCGTAGTTGATGATGACGAACTCAGCCGGGCCGTTGATGATGGCGCGGCGTTTGTCTTTGGCACCGTAGGCGATGTCCACGTTGCGGTGCATGGCGAACTTGAACAAGTCAGCACGCCATGCCGAATCCATGATTGACAACGGGCAGATCACCAGCACCCGACGGATGCGCTTTTGCTTGAGGAGGTAGTCAGCGGCCCAGATGACGGAGCCAGTCTTGCCAGTGCCCTGCTCGTTGAGGCAGAACGCACGGCGGTTCATGGTCAGGAACGCCGCAGTGGTGCGTTGGTGGTCGAAGGGTCGGTGTTGTCCGGGCCAGTCGTAGCGCCCGAGGATGGGGGAGGGGACGTTCTTGATGCGGAGGTTGCGTAGCACCTGTGCCTCGTCAAGGCCCCAGTGCACAACGACTTGGTTCCCCGGGAGTTCTTTGCTCTTGGGGATGACCGTCGTAATCTGCTGGGGGTTGCGCACCTTCAGCAGCAAAGCCTTGTTCTCTATGATTTCCATCGTTTCTCCGCAGACGGACTAACGGCGTGAAACGGGTCTCCGCTTCACGCTCGTTGTCGTCGAATTTTTAATATAGCCGGTTGCCCGGCCTCGGTCAAGAGGGTTTCTTACCACCCGGTTCGCGTACGCTATGACCATTGCGTGCACGGTTCTTGGCAGGGCTCAGTAGCCGCAGGCCAGTCTTGTTTGACCCACCTTTGGATAACATCTTCACATGGTCGATGTCTTTACCCTCGCGCTTGTCGGCTTTGCCGTTGCCGTTCTTATCGGCACCCGTCTTGTCCATGGCGCGTCGCGCTCGTTGGCGCTCCATGCGGTCAGCATGCTCACCGCGCTCCTTCTGCTTCTGGTACTCGTCCTTGTAGGGCCGAGGTGACTTGGTGTATGGCATGACGCCTCCTAGTAGCGTTGCAACGATTCACCAATTTTAGAGCGAATCTGGTGCATAAGGGAACCATCCATCATGATGGCTTCGATCAAAAACCCGACTGCCAAGTCACGAATCTTGCCCTGATCCCCGTAGTCGTACGCCTTCTCAAGTTCCACCTCGCGCCAAGGGGTCGAGGCCGGGAACAATGCGCGGTGCAGTGCAAGAATCACCCGCTTGTCCACCTCACGGTGCATCAGTAAGTTCAGGGTGGCGGCGTCTTGTGTAACTTCTTCAGTCATTGACGCGCTCCTTGTACTCGCGCTTCGGGGTGTATGGGAACGTAATAGGCTGGGCGCTTTCACTGCTGGTGAAGTGCGACTTGAATCGCTCCCCCGTTTCCTTGTCGGTGCACCAATCCCAGAAGATGATCGCCTCGCCGTCGTACGCCTGCCCATCGAACCGATCTGCTTGCTTGAACACGTGACTGCATCTGATGTTCTGCTTGCAGTAGCCATGGTCAATCCATTCCCAGTCCTCGCCGGTCAGCGGAACAATCGGCTCAAACATGGCCAGTTGCTTGAACAGGTTGACGGTGTACGGTGCAGTGCTACCGCTGTGCCCCTCGTCGGAGAACACCTTCAGGAGTTCCAGCACGTGCTTGCAGATCGCCTCTTGCATCTCGTCGTTGAAGTTGCCCTGATCGTCAGTCCATCCTGCCGCACGGAACTCCATGCGTGCATGCTTTTCTAGGTTGCTCATCATCCATTCCTTCCATTGTGTGGGCACGCCAAAACAACGCAGTGCTTCTTGCACAGTCCTGACGTGCGGGGGTTCCATACGTTTGTCGAATACGCCATCTTCATCTTGGCGTAGTCGGTCAGCCACTTCTGCCACAGGCCCGGCTCATCCTCGCGGGTGTACTCGGCCTTGGGGAAGGCGTTGGCGATGACGAACAGCAGACCAGACTTGACCCGGTTGACTTGGGGGAAGTGCTTGAACACGGCCAGCGTCATCAACTCCAACTGCCCTTTGTCAGCGTACTTCGCACTCTTGCCGGTCTTGTAGTCCAGCACGAACGCTGTGTCGCCTCGTAAGATGATCAGGTCAGCAATGCCACGCCACCACACATCCGGTGCCTTGAACCCGCACGCCTCAAGGTTCTCGGTCAGGCCCATCTCGTACTCGCACAACTTCTCACCTTCCATGGCTTTGAGTTTGTCGAGGGACTTCTGGGCGTAGGAAAACTCCGGTGGCAACGGCGTGCCATCACGGATGTAGAACTCGGCGGCTTCGTGGAAGCGCGTGCCGTAGATCAAGTGCTCGGCGTTCTGATCCTCCTGAAAGTCTTTGACAACCTTCAGGTGGTAGTACTTCTTCGGGCACTGCTCAAACGTCTTGATGGACGAGAACGACCATGCGGGGATTTTGACTGTCATCGGTTTTTCTCCTTCCATTCGGCCACTGCTTTGTCACGAGCCTCAATGATCTGCGCGGCGCACTCAGGGCACATCTCCGCCGTATAGCCGATCTGGTATGTATGGGTGTTCCTCGGGCGGGGGAATACTCCATTGAGGTTGTTGGAGCAGTCGTAATTTTCCTGCATGATCTCCTTGCGGCAGAGATCACAAATGTGGGCGTACGTCAATCTGATCACAGCGCCCTCATCAATCTATGCACCAAGGCATGTTCCTGCGCAATCACCAACGAATGGGTTGCGTCGCCTAACTTGGCCGTTGTTTCGCAGAAGTCCCACATCAGCAGGTGCAAGACTTCGTGCAGGGCCAGCCGCTCCGGGTTCCACTCGATGCCGAAGTCGCCTTCGTTTTGCTTGGTCAGGCGAATGGATGCGTGACGCGCCACGTGGTTGCATGAGGTCTGCGCGGCGACCCGATCACCGATCTGCTCGTGCGAGATCGTGACGTGCCACTCGTGCAAGCCGAATGTGTTGATCAGTTCCTCGGCCTTGGCTTTGAACTTGATGAAGTCTTCGTCGGTAAAGGTATGAATTTTCACAGTGATTTTCCTTCTGGTGCAATGGCACTCAACAGGCTACCAGCAACGGCTTCCTTCGTAGCCACCATGGACTTGGCGAGATTCTGGGCGTAGCCCGACCCCACCTGTGGTGCCTCGTGCTGGCGCTTGCGCTCCTGCACTCGTTGCATGCACGTTAGGATCGCAATCTTCTCCTCCTCAGAGTAGAGTTCGCCGGAGGCTTCTTGCATCAGGTCATCCAGAACTTGTTGCAGTACCTCGTGCTTGTCCTTGGCACGCAGATCGCCCCACTTGTTACGGCACCACTCGGTGAACACCTTGGCCGCTTCGCTTGCGTCGCCCTCAAACTTGAAGTCCCCGTTACTGAAGTCGAATCGGCCCACTTCCTTACCGTTCTTCCCATGGAATACGACGTTGTGTGGGGTGTTGCTGTTGTTGCTGATGCTCAGGTTGGACATGGTGTTGATGTCGTATCGCCCTTCTGTGCGGTACACGAGGTTGCTCGTGTCAGTTGCGTGCACTGCACCGGGGATCACGGTACCGACTTCTTGTGCGTTGAATCCGAATCCTGCTCCTTTAAGATCACTCATTTCAGCCACTCCTTTGGGTTCATAGGTTTGTTCCATCGCACGGTGCCTGCTTCGTCCATGATGACGTGCGTGGCGGTGACACCCCGAAGGATGTGCTCGTTCATGTGCCTGCGAAGTTCTTCGTCGTACTGACGAGTCTTCGTGTGCATCATCTGTTGATACAGTTGGTTCTGCATTTCCTTCTGCTGAATCTGCCGCTTCTCGGCTTCCATCGCGTCACGTGCGTTAACACGTTCGGCACGCATCTCCTTCAGTCGCTCAGTGGCAGTCAGGATAGCGATGCGTTCTTTCTCGGTGTAGACCGGCGCGTTGGCTTCTTCCATGCACTCGACGATGCACCGCTCAAGGATGCGTGCCTCGACCTCAGCGGTCACGGTGCGAAGGCGAACCGCCACGTCGTAGTGACTCTCCTCGCGCTCCTTCATCAGTTGCCTGCGCAGACTGTCAATCTCGCGTTGCAGGTGGTTGGTGTTGTAGTTGGCCATCTCAGCAGTCTCCATAAGATTTCCCTGCACCACTCTCGCAGTTGACGGGCAGGCCAGTGGCCCACTCGGGTACCCAGCGCATGCACTCCTCGACGTACTTCTGGGCTTCTTCCACCTCAGAGTCACGCACGCACACAGCGATGGCGTCATGCACAGTCAGCACAACCTTGTACCGCTTGTTGATCTTGAGCATCTGCTCGGCGATGATGCACCGGGCGATGGCTTGGCAGACGTTCTCAATGACCTTGCCACCGTAGATGCGGGTGCGGCCCTTGCGTGTCTGGTAGTGGAACTCCACACCCTTGTCGGTCTGGTCGAACTTCAAGTCGTCGTAGCGCATCAGCAAGCCCGAGGGCAACCGGATGGCACGTTCGGCAGGCACCAACTCAAGCACGCCCGCACGCCCCAGCGGAGCGTTGTCGCCTCGTGACAAGTTGACCAGCGCGTTCTGCGCCGCACGCCACAGCCGGGTGATGGCGTCATTGGTGCGTCGGTAAATGTCAATGATGCGCCGGGCTTCTTCCAGATCGACGGTCACGCCCATGGTCTTGAGTTGGGCTTGGAACTTCGCCGCGCCCATGCCGTAGCCTGCGCCCAGAATTGTGGTCTTACCCACGAACCGCTGATCCTTGGTGACATCTTCCTCGGCGATGGCGTAGATGGCGCTCGCCATCTTCTTGTACACATCCTTGCCCAGCGCGAACGCTTCGACCAGATCGTCTTGCTCGGCCAGCCATGCCAGCACCCGTGCCTCAATCTGTGCGGAGTCAGCGTCGATCATGGTGTACCCGGGCGGGGCGATGATGGCCTTCTTCAACTTGTTGGCGTTGGCCCCACGGCTTGGCAGGTTCTGCATGTTGATCTTGTCGTCGCCACCGAACCGACCAGTGTGCGCGGCGTAGTAGCGGATCGGCACAGGCAGTGCACCACGCGATGCGATCTCAATGAACCGTTGGGTGCGGGTCTCCTCCAGTGTTGACTTGTTACCCAGACGTGCGGCAACCAGAGCCTGCACGCGCTCATCTGGATACTCGGCCAGCGCCTTGAATGCTTCGTCGTTCTTGGCAAAGGCGTACGCTGGCTCCCCGGTGGTGGGGCTTGTCTTCATGGGCGGCTCGACACCGCACCCACGGAGCAGTTCGGCAAAGCGGTTGTTGCTCATCAAGTCAGCGCGGTCAGCCGCACACTCCAGCAACAGTCGCTCCTTGCGTGCCACGGTCTCACGCAGGTGTTCTTCCAGCATCTGCGCGTCGAGTTCCAGAATCGGCTCGATGAACATGCGCAAGGTCAGGTCGATGATCTTGAGTTCTTGCTTCGGAAATTTCTTTACCATCTTGGTAAAGAGTTTGTACGTGAGGTTCACGTCGTTGATGCAGTAGTCGCCGTAGCGCCCGAGGTCGGCCTCGCTGAAGTTCACTCGTCGCTTGCCGATGGCGTTCAGGACTTCGGTGCCCTTTTGCCCCAGCGCATACCGTTCAGCCAGCGCCTTGAGGCTACCGCCCACCTCCACACCGTGCAGAGCACGGCCCATGCAAAGAGTGTCGAGCCAAACACGAGGATGAATGCCAAACTGCCAAGCAAGAATGGCACCGTCAAACATGGTGTTATGAGCCAGCACCATGCTGTCCGCCCAGTTGAATGACGTGCGCAACCAATGCTTGACATCTTCGTGCTCCCCGCTTGCCCACTGAGGCTCCTCGTTGTTCACCTTCACACTCACACCGATCACTTCAAACTGAGGACTGCGAACGTACTCCTCGGTGGTGATCTTCGACAGGGAGTAGTCCCGGTCGTAGTAGGTCTCAAAGTCAATCGTGATCAAATCCATTACTTGCTCCCTGACAAGGTATCGCGCATCATTGCGTCGTAATCGAACTGCTCGTCCAGACAATTCCGGGCGTGCGTCATGTCATCCGATGCACCCCATCGTGCGTCGTTGTAGATGAACACCTTCTTGGGCATCTGACAGAGCCCATCGAGGAATTCCTGTCCCACCGGAGTGATGCGCCAGTAGCCCGAGTATTTGGTCTTGGGTTGCCCCTTGACCTTTGGTTCAGGCACGTCGGCACGTTGTTGCACAAGGCCCCAGTGCTTGAGGGACGATATGCTGTACGAACGCATCACGTAGCGCGGTGCGGTGCTGGGCACGTGAATCCACCCTTGCCCGGTCTTGATGTGCTCGTTGCGGAGCCAGATCAGGGAGCGCACGCAGGTGCCAGTCATGGAGATGGCCGAGACCTTCCCCCACTTGTCGCACACCGGGCAGTGGCCCCCACCGCCCTTGATCATTGACTGCCACACGTCGCGCAGTCTTGCAATCACACTGTCCATCTCGTTCTCCTTTGTTGTTTACATCCACGTTTCGCCGTGGGTTATCTCGCTGAGTTTCTGTTTGTAGTGGAAGTACTTGCCTGCATCGGGGCTGTCCTTCTTGCCTTGGCGCATGCCGTACTTGATCATGTTGCCCTTGAGATAACCACGGAACTCCTCCGGTGTCAGCAGGGCTTGCATCACGTCCCACGGTTGTGGTGACATGTCCTTGTAGTGGTTGCCACCCACTTGCACGTCGTCGGCTTTGGTCACTTCGGTCATCTCTACTCCATCTTTGTCAATGCGGGGGTCATAACATGCGCACCCCCGTTCTGCGCATCCTCTATCGGCGATCACATCAATGCCTCCTCGTACTCGTCAGTCGTTGCACTCGCGTTCTTTCGGCCCCACTTCTGGAGTTCTTTTGGGTTGACCGTTCCAAACGGCCATGCGGGATATGGCAAGGATGCGTTCCAGTGCATCTTGCATTCGCTTTCGCTCGTTGCGTTCAACGGTGAGTTCTCGTTCGAGTCGTTCATTTCTTGCTCTCATCATTCGGTTTTCGGTTTCCAGTTCTGCCACCATCAGGTCAAGTTCTCTTTCTTCGTCGTTCATTTCATTGGCTCCTCGTTGGGCCACTGCGCCCAGATCAGGGGTTTGCCTGTCAGGTGTTCTTTCTCCATGACCATCTCAACAAAGTCGAGTGGGCTCACCTGTGCAGGCGTGGGGTTTGCACTCTCGGGCAACGGGTGCCCGGCTTGGCGATAGGCTTCAACGCGCCACAGTTGCGCACGGCGCTTGTGGTACTCGCAGTTCGGGCATTCATTCATACTGTCTCCCCCTTCGCTATGCGTTTGTATCGTGCGATGTTGTTCTTCAGGGCACGCCAGTCCAGCGCGTTCTTCGTGATGATCTGCGGCTGATCAGGGAACTCGGCGAACCACACCTTGAAGTGCGATCCGCTTCGTGGCTCCACGGCAGTGACGTGGAACCCAGCCCTCTCGTACTCCTTGACTTGCTCACGTAGCACTCGTGGGACGTTCATCGCCCTGCTCCTTGAGTTGTTTGGCCAAACTCTCGCACTCAGCCACGCAGAACTCCAACGTCTTGAGCGTCGCACCTTCCCAAGTGATTCGCCCCAACAGTTCTCGGCTGAACACCATCTTGTACTCGTCGCTCATGATCGACTCGTCTTTGATGTCTTCTATGTGTGCGCAGTCAAACCCGAACGTGCCTTCGTGTGCGTACGTCAAGCCGCCATGCACGTCAGCACGAACGTCGTCGTAGCCCTTGCCATAGTGCGGGTGACCTTCGGGTACGGTGACATACCCACAGCGGTGCCCCATGGGTTGCGCGATTACCTTGGCGGGGTACCCCGCCGCAGTGACCCACTCTTTCTCGGTTTTGATCTTGTCAGTCATTTCTGTTTCTCCAATATCGGTCGCATCTTCTTGGCTTTGTACTCGGCGTCAACGATCTTGATCGCCTGTTCCATGTCTTTGATGGTGATGACATCCATCTGGGCGTCATGCAGTTCCACCAACGTGTTCAGCGCAGTCATCTCCTCCGCACGGAGGATGAACCGGCCTGTCTCTGCACCGCGCCGTCCGACGGCGTACAGTGCGTCCGATCCGAGCCTGACAACATCTTCGTACTCGGTGCCGAACCCCATGCGAAACAGTGCCTCGCATATATTGGCCATGGCAATTAGTACGTCAATCTCCTTGCGTGAGGCGTGGCCCTTGGTGAGCGTTGCCATCGCACCGTGGTTCTTGATCTTGAGGTCGATCAGGTAAGAGTCGTGCTTGGCCACGGGGGTCAGTCCCTCGATGAGATACGCCATCGTGTTCATGATCACCCCCTTGGGGCGGTACTTGCTACGCTTACGCATGGAACATGCGGGTCACTCGGTGCCACAGACGTTGGCCCAGTGTGGGCTTCGTCAGCAATGCGCGTTGCAACATCTCAGCGTGCACACCCATGTCCACCACGCGGCGGGGTGGCACGTAGAACTCCCCGATCTTGACCTTGCCTGTGTCGTACGGGATTACAGTGTTGTGAGCCATGATGTCACTCCTTCCATGTTGTCTTCGTTGACGACCCACACCGCGCCGCCCTGCGCGGCGATGGAGTCGATGTTCTTCTGTTGTAGGGCGGTGGGTTTGTTCTTACCAGCCTTGCACTCGATGGCAAAGAACTTGCCCTTGTAGCAACCAACGATGTCAGGGACACCACTGCCGCCGTACCCGCCAGTGACGGGGTAAAAGAAGTACGCACCCAACAACTTGAGTTGCGCCACGACCTTGCGTTTGACTTTGACCTCTGGTGTATCAGCCATGTTGTTCTTCCGTTGTGTTGTACGCTTCCGCATCCTCCACGTCCGCTGCCTTCAGCACTTGGTAACGCACCACGTCAATACGTGCGATGCGCGGAGTACGGAATAAACCCCATGCCTTTGCGCATTCGGCGATGTCGTCAAAGTTAATGCCACCCCCATCAGCGTCACCTTCCCAACGGGCTTTGAATTCTTGTTTGGTCATTGCCATGTCACCACTCCATGTGAATTGCGAATTCGATGTCGGGAAACTTCTCGCCCAACTTCTTACCCATGTACTCCCACAACTTAAGGTTGTCGGGGGATGCTTCTTCAATGGTCACCCGCACAAAGGGTTCGGTGTAATGCACACTGCGACACTCCTCCACATCGGTGCAGTGCAAGTCGCCCCAGTTGATTGCGCCCTCCACCTCGCCGGGCTTCAGGTTCGCCAGCACTTCGTTGGCGTACTCGTAGATGGGTTTCAGATCAACCACGGAACCACCCCTTGATACGTTCCCACAGAGTAGGCTTCTCGATCATGGTGATCGGTAAGTGACGGTCAACCCACTCACCCGGAGTCTTGGGCACCAGACCTTCGCCATACGCAGTCGTGATGATTGGCTCGGGATTGGAGGGGGGCAATGATGCCAGTTCCCCTGCCTTGACTTTGCGGGGCTTGCGCTTGGGCGGCGTACCAATGCCCTCGGTGGGAATCGGCTTGATTGCTGGGGGTCTGCCAATCGAACCAAGGCCACGTGCCTTGTTGATCTGGTACCGCATGTTGTAGACCACTTGAGGCTTGACGTTCAGTCGCTCGATGATGGTCTTGTTTGTGTGGCCGCGATCAATCATCTCGCGCACACGTTGAGACATACTCTTTTGCACAGTCTTTGGCTTTGCCATTTCGTTTCTCCTTGCCACCCCGAAGGGTGGACTTCACACTCGTCAAGCGGACGAGGACGCATCAAGGCCCGTGGTGGGTGCAAACACCCAGTACACATGTCCTGATATACGACGACCCACGCCCCCCACTTCTTGTGTCGGAGGGACTACGGGAATCATGTTCAATACAGCGAGTCGTTCCTTCACCCAGTCGGGCAGATCGTCGATCCGATCATAGTGTCCCTCTAGGCACGAGTCAATACTATCGAGCCCCAAACAGACAACATCGACACCATCCGGGAAGATACTGACCCGGTAGATGCTATCGTCACCCGTAGGGAGTGAATCGTTAAGCATGAACATGTAACCACCTGATGCGATATACAAGTCCTTGCGTATGATGTGTTTGATCGCCGCACCGCGCTCCTGCCATGGCTTGCCCGACAGGATCATCTTGCGTGCCGTCTTGTCAGGCGGCTCGTTCTCGTACCAGTGAGCGGGGTCAGCGTTGTGCGCCATGGCGAGGTAAGCATCAGCGTGGTGGTCGGTGATGGGCACGCCCTTGTCGATCATGGCCTGCACCATGCGCAACTCGGACAGCCCGACCTGAAACCTCGGGCGTACTGCCGTGACAAATTTTTTGCGGTCGAGTAGGCTCATTTCAGCACCCAGTAGGATGTTGGCGAGACCTTGTGGCCCAGCCCCTCCACGAACGCGCCGTCGTCCAGCATGGACAGTGCGGCCATCTTTGCGGCGATGCTCTCGTCCAACTCGGTCAACTCCTCGGGCTTGTACGTGCGGTGCGCACCGACGTGTTTGGTAGATGCCTTCTTAACATCTAACACTGTGATGACATCGAACACCTGCTCACCCAGATACTCGCGCACCTGCACGTAGTAACCGTGATGCGCTTCGTACTGCTTGGCCATCTGTTCATCAAGTTTGTCGAGCATGGATTTCACGAGACCTCCGAACACTGGGTCGTTGAACTGATGGTTGTTGATCACGAGGGAGCGCATCTCGTTGTGGAATGATCCGTGCTGACATACTTCCCTGTATGCCTCGTTGTACGCAGTCGATGCAGTCCACGCACCACTGCTCACCTTGTGCTGGAAGTCGCTCAACGACATCAACGCCACCTCATTCGGTGCGTACCGCCGCATGTGCTTCTTCACGTTCTTGATCGCACGCTCCAGCGAGTCGGCCATGGCCATGTAGTACTGCTCCTTGTCGTCGCGGTACTTCTCGTTCTTGATCGTGCGCGAGTACACGGCGTACTTGCTGGAGCCGTTTTGCACGGAGTAATCGGCGTAGCCCAGTCGCATGCAAGCGTAGTCGTCACCGTCAAAGTACGCCCATATCTCGCACACCACGGGTTGCCCGTCCACCCACTGGGTCTTACCGTTGCGATGCACGGCGAACTTGATCGTGCGGTGCATGGAACGCACAGCGTCGCACAACTTACCCAGCAGGGCATGCACGGGCACGCCGTCAACGAGTTGCACCATGCGCCGTTTGGTTTCTTCCCGCTCGGCATCGGTTGTGCTGATCGTGGTCTCGTACTGCTCACGTGCACGGGCATGGCTACCCTGCACCTTGGCCACCTTCATGTGGGAAAACGTCATCTCACTTCTCCTTAATTACAACTTCGCCCAAGTCCACGCGACCGATGACCGGACGCTCCCGCATCGCCCCCTTGAGGTATGACGCAGTGGAGCAGGGGATTCCTTCTTTGTTGAACCCGATGAGGTGCGCACCCGTGGCGCTCACCGCAATGACGAGCCAGTACTCGGTGTCACCCTTACCGCCCTTGGCGGGGTAGATGTTTCCCGGCACGACTTCCGACTGTGTGTGCACAGCGGACAACACGTTAGCGTGCAGGCGCATCTCACTTCTCCTCGATCTTGTAGAAACCCAGCGCCTTGTTCATCACACGGTTGTATGCCGCACGGATAGAGCGCACGTCGTCCTGCGATTCAATGGCACGCTTGCCCCCGATGTCAGAGATGACGAGGGCCGCGAACGCCACACGCATGGGATGATCTTCCTGTGTCATGATTTCACGCACGAGGTCAGTCGGTACAGACTTGGCATCACGAATCCACGCACCGCGCAGGTTGCCCTTCTGCTCGGCCATCATGTGTTCACGTAGTTGGTTGGCGTACTCGTTCTTGCCGCTCCATGTCACGTCAAGCATCGGGGCCACAGCCGCGCAGTATGTGTAGAACGAGTCGAGTCGTTCGCGCCATTGCTTCTTGAGTTCTTTGTCCACTTTCTTTACCTCTACTTTCAATGCGTCACCTACCCGTGTGAATGTGCCGTCGGCGTTCACTCGGAACATCAGATACACCTCGTCGTCCGTCATACGCTTTAAGCCATGATCGAACTGCACGTTGCACTTCGGGAGCGGGAAGTCCTCGTACCCCGTGGGGGTCTTGGCACGCACCCAGTGCTGGCCTTGCTGGTTGTACTTAAACCCCATGTTGCACGGCAGGTGATAGTGCAAGAAGTTGTAGCGCGTCACGCTACAGCCACGCTTGGTGTGGTTGCGAATACGGATGAAGTCGCCGTCCTCGCGCCGCATCCATACGATGGGTGCCATGGTGTTCTCATACGCATCCTGCTCCGGGGTGTATGAACCCCAGATGCAGTTGCCGTAGTTGCCATCGTTGAGGGCGTAGGTGTTCTCGTCGATCTTCTTGATGCGCTCCCACTTACGGCCACGGTCACCGATAGGACGCACGTCGTGCTCCTTCGTGTGATGCTTGCTGATCATGGGCTTGGTGCGTTCGTACCACGACACCACTTGTTCAAACTTGTCGAATCTCATGTTGGTTACTCCGTTACTTAGTTACTTCGCGCATCGAAAAATGTTTGACTTGATCGGCACGGACGCACAACGTGTCGCTGTCATTCCACAGGGTCAGATACCCGGTGTTCTTCATTTCCTTCACAAGGTGTGGCACCACGCTGGGTGACGCCTTCACCATGAACTCATGCTTGGTGCCATCCATGAACACAATCTCAGCGATTGAGTAGGCGTCACGGTATTCCGGCGCGGCTTCTTCGTCCCAGTGTGGGATACGTCGTGGGCGTTGTTCATACATTGCCATGTCAGTCCTCCATGCCGAACTTGAATTCAGCCTCTTTCTTGTTCTTGAGAATGGCACGCAACTCATCACGCATGTGATCGTCCTCGACCAACTTTTTCGTGAAGATAGACGCACCCATGAGTAACTTCTCACGGTGCTTGGCGATGCCGTAGTAGTGGCCAGCCGCCGCACTCGCACCCACTGCCCAGAGCATGAGCAGGAACTCGGTTGTTGTGATTTCAATCATTTCGTTGCTCCTTGCTTGGGCCAGCCCAGTTTGCTCAAATCGGCCACGACGTTTGCCAGTGCAGGAACATTCTTGGTCGGCTGTGCCTCGGTCGGGTAGTACTTCTTGAACTCGGGGAACGTGGTCTCGGCTTGCTTCAATGTGCTGATACCCGCGAACGCGAACTCCAACTTCTGCAACATCCCATCACGCTCCTTCGTGATGCGTTCATACGGTGCGACGATCTCGTCGATCTGCTGTTTGGTCACGTCACCCACTACGATGTCAGCACCCCAGTACCGATGCTCACTTGAGAACGGCACGCTTGCGGTGCGTAACGCGCCGGGGTTGACGCTGTGCAGTTTGCGCACGGCGGGGCTCATGGCCTTGATGATGGCGGCTCTGATTTCTTCGGCCCACTTCGCCCGGTTGAGGGGCGGCAAGTCCTGAATGATGGCGCGGACGATGGCTTGCTTGTGCAGTTTGGTCAGTTTCATTTCGTTTCTCCAGTAAGGTTAAGTTCAATCTTCAATGTGAATTGTTTTGCCGCAGTCGGCCAGCGCATGCTTGTTGCCTTGGATGCACCACAGCACGGGTGCATGCCACTGCCCCCATGAGCCGCCGAGGTATCCGTCGGTCAACACAATCACCGCTTGTGGTTTGATGTTGTGCTCTGTCATGTACGCAGGGACACACTCCACCATCGTGCCGCCGCCACCCGCTGGCTTGGTCGATTGCGTGATGTTCTCAATCTCGGTACCCACGTACTTCTCATCAGCGGCCACCTCGGTGTCCCAGTACAGCAGACGCACGCACTCGGGTCGCACCTGCTCACAGATGCCTTTGACTTCGCCGAGGAACTGCGCCAACTCACGGCCACCGATGGAGCCCGATGTGTCGATTGCGATCACGAGTTCGCCCACCTGTTCACTCACACCCGATGGCATGTAATAGCCAGCCGACACGAACCTGCGGTTGGGCCGCTTCCACGTTGAGTAGTCATTGCCTGCACACGTTGTGCTGATGAACTCACGCAGTGCTTCGCGCCAGTCGATCTTGGTCTGCAACAAGTCATCGAACATGCGGTCGCCGCCTGTGCCCAACTTGCCAGCCATGAGCGCACCCTGACGGATGGCCTCATCGAGGTCACGTTCGAGCGACTTGCGTTCTTCGACAGTCATGTCCTGCGCACCTTCCCAGTCGTGCGTATCGAGGCCGGAGCCGGGCGAGGAGATGCC